GCAACTCCACCGAAGGAGTGGAGCCAGTCCACCGAGAGCAGTGGAGTAGCTCCACCCAAACTAGACTCATATAACTATACTAAAGAACTAGAGGAGATAATTAATTATCTAAATAGTGAGACAGATAGTAGTTACAGTTGTAAGAGTGCAGTCACACAGCGTTTGGTAAAGGCTCGTCTTAAGGAAGGGTTTACGGTAGAAGGATTTAAACTCGTTATCTCTGCTATGGTGCAGGAATGGGGTAAAGATCCTAAGATGTCTATATACCTTAGACCACAAACCCTGTTCGGTACTAAGATGGAGAATTACTTTGAGTTAGGAGCTAAGAAAATTAAGGAGGGTTCTTTAAATGGAGTCTAAGAAATATCTTGGGGTTACTCAGGAGTTATTAGATAAGGCACACCAGTCATTAATAGACAGGTGTATGAAAGGTAACTTACCTTCAGAGATAGGATTGGTAATAGACAAAGAGTTCGGTGGTGGTGATTGTCCACGGTGCAAGGAACCATTCGCTAGAGTGGATGTCAATAACAATCACGGTAAGTTTACGTACTATAAGCCGTCATGTACGTGTTACCCTAGGTGTTCCGGAGTTCATGTGGATGCTACTCTCAGGAGTAAGGGGATACATATAAAATGCGGCAACGATTTCCTTATGGAATTTATAGCCAACAACGCTATAAGATGTAAGTCATGCCAAAGAGTGACTGAGGTCTTTAGAGATAAAGCTGAAAGTCCAAAGAAACCTGACATGAGTAAGTACAGAAGGTAATCTATTTGGGTATCACAGTAGCAAGTACCAGTGCTGTGATACCTCCTATTACAAACCCTCCACCTATCATAGCCAGTCCATACTCATCCCAAAAGGACTGTCTACCTGCCTCGGTCTTCCACCCCTCAACCTCTGTTTCAAGTCCTGCTACGATCGGAAGAAAATGCCTCTGCTCTGTAGCTACCGCCTCAGTAACTGCCAGCCTCAGTGCTTCCTTTGCCTCAACTGTTAATGTTGCTATCTCCTCGTTTGCTATTAGTAGACAATCGTCTAGCAATATTATCTCTGGCTCGTGATGCGGCGTTGTCGATGTCTCGCTGTCGTCGCTGTATAGTAGCCCGATTGGTACTATCAGAAGCAGAATTGTCAGCCACTTCTTTGTCAGTTTTCTTAGATAATTCATTTACCACCCTCTTTACAGCCTGAGTTTTTTTCTTCTCGACTAGTTCTTCCTTCTCTACGAAGGCTTTCGGCTGATGCTTGTTTAGCAGGATAGCTATAGCTGTAGCTACCCCACCACCTAATAGCACGAACCATTTCCAAACCTTCATTTCTTTAGTTTGTCCAGTATATCACGACCAAGTACTATTGCACTAACCATGATAACCCAGTGCCATGACTCTATGCTGTCCCTTAGCACGAGTATAGTAGCCAGTGCTACCGTTGCACCTTTAAAAGATACAGCTTTACTTATCAGAGCCACAGGTCTTTTCAGAGTACTGCGTATCAGTTTCCCCCAAGGCATAGCCATCTGCTCTTTTATACTAAGCGGAGCGTTGTTTTCATCTGCCATTATATCACCTCAAATAATCTAATAGAATCTACTGATCCCTGTGATTTTGTTAGTGAGCGTACCCACGGATCATAACTATTGTAGCAGAAATGCTTCCACACCCCACCATTTTTTCTGTTTAAAACCCATAGCTGTATCGCCCTGTAATTCTCTGTCACTAAATAGTCGGCTGGTTCCTTGCCTTTAAACTGCAACCTGTCAGGACACCAGTAGTCCACCATCATCTGTGGATTCTTTATATAACAGTGCTTGTCCATAGCACCACCCTCTCTTGCCCAGTCATGGAACTCTATTATTTGCTCATAATCTATACTTTCACTGGAGTCCATGAACTCCCATGCCAGCATGATTAAACTCATCATGTAACATCCATAGGGGTGTATGTCAGCCCTATAGGATAGACATTCCGATCTCTGTCCTATCACGATCCCTCCTTATCTAATCTCGTCTCGTGTGGTTCGTGTGTATCCAGAGGCAGTACCTTTATCATTTCCTCCCACACTATTAGTGGAATATATACTTCCTCGGTATGATTTACCAGTCTCGCTGACCTTCTGTCATATCCAAGTAACTTATATTCTACGCCCTTATACATGATTCTGCTTTGGTAACCTAATGAACTGCTCCTTATCCTCATATAAAGCACGTAGTTCTTGACATATGCAGATAAAAATTGAAAAGCCATATAGCCCAAGATGATTCCCAGCCCATTCATAATCAGGGTTGGTGAGAATCCGCTAAATGCTTCTCTTGCTACGTCCACTATTCTTTTTCTCTCTGTCTCTGGCTATAGTTATTATAAGTGTAGCTATTAACATATAGCTTACGAGCGTTATGACTAGCCAGAACCATGAGGTCATTCCCTTGGCTTACCTGCCAGATACCCACTAACTATACCGACAACTCCACTAATAGACATAGCCAGTAAACTGATTACGCTCTCATCTACAGGTCTATTTTCAGAATAAGCCACAAAGAAATCGGCTATCGTTATTAAGATTAGCAGTCCCATCAGGGATGCTCCCATCGTGAATACTATTCTTCCTTTCATCTTATCCATTATGGTTTCCTAGGCCATGTTATAGAATCAGGGAAGCCTCCCTGCTCAGGTATATCCCTGAGAGCCTGTCTAAATGTTTTCCATGAAGCAAGAGCACTCCCAGAAAATGGGCTGTCTGATAATACTGCCCAGTCTGTGGCTGATAATATACTGTTTCTTCTCTTTCGCTGATGCTCTGCATTAGTTTCTGCCATGCTACCCCCACACCATAAAGGCTGTAAAAATTTTCTGGTTTATATCTTCACCATCGTCTGAAGTGGTAAACTCAACACGAGGTGCGAACTGTACAAGCTGACCTGCTGTTGCCGTTATATTATACCAACCAGTACCTGAAACATTAGATCCTGATAACCCTGATATACCACCTAATGCAAATATCCTGTCATCTCCATTACCTGAAAATCCCAAGTCAACTATCGTAGCAGTTGTTTCACTCTCAAGAAGTGCTCTAAATTCTATATGTGTTAGATCGTTTCCACCCATAGTTCCCTGTCCCATCTGGATACAAAGCAAATATACCCCTGCGTAGGTGAATGTTATTGCTAACTCACCACCTGTCGGATAGCTGGCTACCATTCTACCACCACCGGCACACTCACCATAGCCTGTTCCTAACCCTGCTATAGCGTTCTGGAATCCAGTTGAGTTATTTACTACGCCGAAGTCTACAGGGGTCGGGTTTACTGAACCGAAGAGTTTAAAACTACTGGCAGATAAAGCTCCTGCTGAAGACAGGATCATGTCACCATCAGCCACACCTGTACTTGCGTCTTCCGTTACTCCAGTCTTAAATACTAACTCGGTTGCGTTAGAGGAGTCGCTGAAAGTTCCTTCTGCTCTAGCGGCTATGCTTGCGGCTACTATATCTGAGTCTACTCCAGTATCATCTGGTGCTTGGAAATCTATTTCACCTAGGATATTACCATCAGTAACTGTAGTATTTGAAGTTTGAATAGTTAATACAGTTGCCCCTGTTGAACCTGTGTTCTTTAGTATGAGACCATCATCAGCTACGTGTTGTAATTGCACATCACCGTCTGCCCCAAAGCTCTGTACCGCTCCATCACCTAAACTGTGTGGTCTGTTAAGAAGATACCAATTAGTGCCGTCACAAATAAGATGAGCTACCTCGTACTGTTTGGTTAACTTGGCACATACAGCAGAGCCACCATCGTTATTTATAGTTACCGTGCCAGTAGCCGAGTCAACTTTTATTACAGCCAGATACCTGCCATCGCTGTCTGCTTCTGCTGGCAGGGTTACGACACGTGCATTTGTACTGGTAGTTATGTAGAGGATATTAACTTTACTATAGGTAGCCGTTGCGTCCATAGTTACGTTGACTGAACTTGCCAGCTTGATCCATTCCTTCTGGTCATAGCTGTTAAGAGTATCAGCCCACCCCTCTGTACCTGTTGTAACACTGGTAGTAGTGGCATCTCCTGCACCTACGTTACCTGAACTGTCAAAGATAAGGGTATTGCTTGCCCTACCGGAAGAGTTAGGTATTTCAGAAGTTAAAGCAGTAGCGTCTGTAACCGGAAACTTTACCGATCTATCTATAGCATCCTGCTGTTCCTGTACTAACATGGTTAGCTTATCTAAGTTACCTTCTAATGTAGCCGCATCTAGTAAGCCTCCGGCTACGTAGTCGCTGGTTTGTGTAGTAGCCAGATTACGGTAGATAGTTATAGTCCCAGCCGCTGGGGCTGTGGTGAAGGTTACCGTCCCACCTGAACTGAAGTCGTTGTTCGTTGCTGTCACTGAGTACAGGCTTACATCCTGTACTGTATCGACAGATCCTACCGTCAGCTTTACATTTACCTGTGTAGTATCGGTATCCGGTAGTGGGAACGTAAAGTTA